TCTGTACCATGAGCTTGCGGTAATTGATCAAAACCTGGAAAAGTTAAATCTTGGTTTAGATACTTACATGCGACAGGCATTGCTTTCGTTTATTCATTCGGTTGGCTGGGAGTCTTTTCTTTACAGTGCAATTCCAGACCTCGTTGAAATTGAAGACTGGCCTGGTGCGGTCAAAGAAATAAATCAGTGGATCTATGACTACTACCATAATGTTGTTGGCGGGATGGTAGAGCGCCGTCGGGAGGAAGTGGATCTGTTTCTTAAAGATATTAAAACTGTTCCCCGCGAGGCTACTGATCTTTTGTTAGCTGCTTTCCGTACCTACACTGCTGCGCCCCACGAAGTCAAGGCAATCAGAAAATTGGAAGAAAGCACAAGTCCCTACGACCTTGCTCAGTTTGCTAATAATTTTAAGCTTAGTCAAAATCCCTGGAGCGAAGCCACCCATGAAGAGGTAGACGCTATCTTTAATGTGTAGACTTAGAATACTTTTATTGACCCAATGAAGGAATCAATGGCACGTTCGGTAGAACCACAGCATTTTGAGCTTCCATTGGAACTTCAATTTGCCATGCGTAAGGCCGAATTACAGGCCGAAGAGATGACCTGGGATGAGTTGTACTCAGCCCTTCTGAATCTTTACCATCAACGGTTAATGGAATGGCAAGCAGTCAAGGAAATCTTGGCGGATGAAAACATTGATATTGACTTTGGACATCCAACCGATATCGAGTTAGCACAACTTGCCGCCGCCTGCATTGCAGACGACGACGAAGAAGATGATGAAGACGAATATTTTCAGCCTTTCTGAGCTGATTCGTCAAGTTCAATAAGGCGGTTTAGATACCACTGAGCTTTCTTCAGTGACTCTACGCCGCCTTTTTGGCGTTCACGCCATTGATACTTGACACAGTTGCCCTTGAGGTAGCCACGGTACTCCTCTGGGGTCAGCTGAGCTTCAATTGCTTCGATGCATTCGATTGCACCAGAGGCATAGTGAGGGGGATGATTGACCAAGTCAACCGGTTCTTCCACTTGCAGCAAAGTGGGTTTTGCCCATGGCACAGGACAAACCCCATCTTTACAACCGGTATTTTCTTCTACTGGAGCGAAGAAATCTTTCCAGTCCTTTAGCGCATCAGTCCCTTGCGGCGCAGGGATAGATTTTTTTCCTTCTCGGGCACTGCTTCCAGCTCCAGCACCAACGCTTTCGGCTTGGGAGAAGAGGTCGGGTACCGGGAAAGTGCTTCCTCCATTGAGGGGATCAGCCCCGTCGTTCCGGGCCGTCCGCCCTCGATTGCCAGATTTGTCCTCGGCCTGTCGTCCTGACATGCAACTAATCCTCTGTTGTACATGTCATACAATGGTACATCATTTTCCTCATTGGCGAGAGGTGCACCAAATGTCTCAAGAGACAAGCAACGACACATCACTTCGTCGTAAACGTTTTGATCCCAAAACGGATCGGAGTCCATGTATTGATGCATGATATAAAACCTTTGTGTTGGCTCTAGTACAATATTATCACGGACATTGTGGGCTAAATATTAAAATGCAGCGACGTGGAGTAACCACTGGCAGCTCTGGTGCTGAGCTTAGTGATCTTAACCCTGAGCACAGTTATGACATTGACGTTCGGCGCCTGGATCCAGAAGAACGTCAAGTTGCTGAACGTTCAAACGCAGCACAGCCTGGGATTGCAAAATATTTTCGTGCAGCTAAAGCAGCCGGTAAATTTCAACAATCAAGCCAAATAAATGAACTCACTTCAGCCTATCGAGGTGACAGGATAGGCCGAGGTGGGAGCACTAATTATGCAGACAAACCTACCGATCAATTCGGCAAATATTTTGTCTAAGCCTTAGGAAGCACAACTTCTTTTTGTTGGTTCTGATACTTACCCTTACGGTCTTGATAAGTAACATCGCAGGGGTTGCCGCGATAGAACAGCAGTTGCGTAACGCCTTCATCTGCGTAAACGCGATTAAACAACCCAGTGCAGTTGCTGATTTCTAAGGTCAGGTAACCTTCCCACCCAGACTCCGCAGGGGTGATGTTGACCAGGATCCCAGACCGTGCGTAGGTTGATTTACCGACCGCAACAACGGTCACATCCCTGGGCAGCTTAAGCCGTTCTTGCGCCACGCCAAGGCAGTAACCGTAGGGAGGCAGCAGGAAGTACTGGCCTTTCTCGTCCTCCAGTAATTCGGCAGGAGTAAGAATTGTCTCATCAAACGCTTTGGGATCGCAATCACCCTTTTGAATGCGGCCAAAAATCAAGCATTGCTTGGGCGACAAGCGGATGTCGTAACCATATGAGCTAAGGCCATAGCTCAAGATACGGCGCCCATCTTCTTCGCTGACAAGGCGATCCTGGAACGGCGTAATCATTTCTTCCGTTTCTGCCAGGTGCTTGATTTCGCGGTCGCAAAGAATGCTCATGGGTCGTTTCAATCGTTTATCAGTATATCGAACTTAGGCAAGCACTCGTCCTTTTTCGCTGTAAATGTCAATAAATTTCTGGGTGGCCGCAGCGGAATCATTCATTGGTTGCAAGTACACCAAGAAGGATGTGCACGTTTTGTGGACTGTCACACCAGTGCTTGAATTTCGGAACAATCTTGGCGGTGTTTTTAAAATGCACATAGGAAAGTCAAAGATCCTTTGGTCATATCGGATCATTTCCAAGCAGTTTGTAAAGTACAAGCCTTGTTCAATGCTTCCGTTCAACCAATTGCCGTACAGTTTTTTGAACCAGAGGGCATGAGAAGAAATCAAAGTGGGAGACGTAGCTCTTGTTTTTTTCCACCTATCATTTTTCTTGTCCCAGAAGTAGGTGCCACTTGGAGGAAATAAGTAGACCTTGCCGAACCAGTCCTGACAGTTGATGGCATCATCCTGTGGAGTGTAATACTTATCAGCATTGACATATTCGTTTGCCACCTTGGAACTGGCAACATCTAGATCAATGTTTCCAAGTAGTGCGTGAGCAGCCTGCACCAAGTCTTTGTTGGTGATCAGCTCAATGTCTTCAACACTTTTTCTAATGTCTGGAATTGACATCAGTCCTCCGAGACACTGTTGTAATCCACTTCAAAATACCGAATTCCTTCTTGATCATTAATTACGTAACCAGCTTTTTCCGTTGGATCAATTTTTTGTGCGGCCTCAAGAATACGCCGAAAACTTTCTGCAAGGTCACCATTATTACCTTGCTCACACTCTTCTTGGGCACTGTGGATTTCTTTGAGTGTCCAAAAGAACATGGAGCGTTCTTTGTTGTCAGGCTGGAACACCATTACGCCTGGGCCTTCATGCTCCCAGAATTGGCAATACTGTTGTCCCATGTCGCCAAGGATTAACCGCACTGTTGCGTTCAGCATGCGTGCCTTGGTTTGATCCATATCAGGACCAATGGTTGCCGCAATTAATTTTTCACGCCTGCTCATGATTTAATAAATGCTGTCGGTTTAACGAATCAAGAAGTTTTGGTAAGGGTTGATAGATGACTACAAGCTTACCAAGGTTTCCACGTTTTTTTACAAGCTTGCCCCTTTCATCCCTTAGCTTATCAAATTCACCTGACCGAATCAAATATTCGGCTACACAACGCAAGCGACGTTTAAGGGGCAATTCTGCTAACGGAAATTTACCACAGATTGTATCTGGTTGCATGTTTTTGAATGCCAAACGCAATCGATTTGCCAATGTCATATTGGAATTGGCATCTTCCTCTTCGTAGTTCCTGATGATTTCCAGGTAACGCCTAAGGCATTTATCATCAAACGAGCCACTGGGCGGTAAAAAATCATTTACTTGCAACACCACAGAAGAAGGCAGCAAGGCTTCATGGTTCTTAATGGTGATGGAATCAATGTCAACTCCCTCTAAACGATGTGTTCTCAAGGTAACGGCCCCCGATCAACAAGCGTATACATATCAGTTCTTCTGAAATCAAGCTGAGTAACTTCTTTATTTTTGGCAAATGAAGCTACTAATTGATTCCACGGAATTCGAATAACCGCTTTTTTGGCAGGATCTGGAGTGACATTGACATAGTGGATGCCCTCAGTCCAGCCTTTACCTGGGTTTTTTTTGCCGGAAGAAATCCAATTTCTAATGGTTTGGTCAGAGATCCCAAGTCGTTGGGCACATTCTTCTGTCGATACGTACTCATCGGCAAAAGCCTCTGGATTGACTATGTCAGTTTCTTCATTGGCATAGCGTGCATGCCACATAGATGCAAGGATATTTCTTATACCCTTTAATTCTTTGGCAATGTCTTCAAGGCTTTTACGTAGTCCGTACTGCATACCAACATATCTTCTGTTTAAATGCTAATCTATAGGAAAATAATTTGCGATCATGGAAGATCAAATTCCCCCCAGCCAAGTGCCAAGTCAACCGGCAGTAGAAGGTCAAATCACAGCAGGGATGATTGCTGAAATGAAAGCACGGGCCCGGGAGCTTGCTGTACAACAAACCATTGCCCAACGCGCCGCCATGCAGGATCAACAACAATTACCTCAAATTGTTTATGTAAAACGCAATTTAACTGTTGCTGAAATTCTATTAACGCTTTTGCTTGCTTGTGGAATTGTTACCGGTGTCCAGTGGTCCTGGAACATTGCAAGTAATGTTTTGCCTCGCGTTGAGATTAAAGTGCGTTGAATAAAGCAACTTATAATTAAATGAGGAATTGCGGTAAAAATGGGTGGCGAATAGACGCATTACAGAGCTTCCTGCCATTAATGGACTAGACATTAACGAGCAAGATTTACTGACTTTGGTCCATGTGTTTGAAGTGGACCCAACTTTACGCAATAAAAAAATTACCTTTGTACAACTAAAGGACTATTTAAATCAATACTATGCCAAGGCGAGCATAGGCGCCGAAAAAACAATTGCAACTGCAACAACTCCTGGGACAAAAGGAGAAATTTGCTGGGATGCAAATTACATTTATGTTTGTATTGCAACAAACACTTGGAAGCGAACCGGACTTTCTTCTTGGTAAATAAATCCTGAAATACAATGGCATACGGAACTCTTAAGGTTGATAACATCACATTTACCAGTAGTGGTGTTGACAAGACAATCACCGTTTCCGGTATTGTCACAAATATTTCTGGTAATATTACCGTTACCGGCACGATTCAAGGTGCTGTTGTTGTTGGCACTACAACTGTTTCTGGTGCTTTGGTTACTGGCAACGCCGGTGCATTTGGCACGTTAACAGGAAACACCGCAGGTTTCACAACAATAACTGGCACAACCGTTACAGGTACAACTATTAATGCACAGTCCGGTGTTTTTACTGCGCGGCTTTCAGGTGCAACTGTAACTGGCAATGCTGGTGTATTTGACACGCTAACAGGCAACACCGCAGGTTTCACAACAATTACAGGAACAACCGTTACGGGTACTACGGTTAATGCGGTATCTGGTAACTTTGCAACACGGCTTTCGGGCGCAGTTATAACTGGCGATACCGCAGGTTTTACCACAGTAACTGGCGTTACCATTACAGGCATAACTGTTAATGCAGCATCTGGCAACTTTACAACACGGCTTTCGGGCGCAACTATAACAGGTGATGCCGGTGAATTCAGTACTTTAACAGGCAACACCGCAGGCTTTACAACAATTACGGGAGTAACCGTTACAGGTATTACGGCAAATTTTGCAACCGGTAATTTTGTTTCTTTAACGGGGACTACGACAACAGGTACAAACGCAAACTTCACAACAGGTACATTTTCTACCAGTGTCAGCGGTTTAACCGTAGTTGGTACGACTGGTACATTTACTTCTTTAACGGGGACTACTACTCAAGGCACTACAGCATCTTTTACTACTGGTACATTTACTTCTTTAACAGGAACTACCGCTCAAGGCAGTACAGCAAATTTTGCAACTGGCACATTCACTTCTTTAACAGGGACTACAACAACAGGAACTACTGCCAATTTTGTAAGCGGTAATTTCACAACTCAAATTTCTGGTGCAGCAATTACGGGTAACACCGCAGGATTTACCACGGTTACTGGAATAACCGTAACGGGAATTACTGCTAATTTTGTAAGCGGTAATTTTACAACGCAGCTTTCGGGCGCTACTATTACCGGAAATACAATTCTTGGAAGCAATATTAATGGTGTATCTGGAACTTTTGATGCTCAAGTAAGCGGTACAACCGTTCTTGGTACCACAGGTACATTTACTGCTTTAACTGGTACTACAACAACAGGTACAAACGCAAACTTTACTACTGGTACATTCTCCACTCGCGTCAGTGGTTTAACTGTAGTAGGTACGACTGGCACATTTACTTCCTTAACCGGAACCACAACAACAGGTACAAACGCAAACTTCACAACAGGTACGTTTTCTACCCGCGTCAGTGGTTTAACCGTAGTTGGCACTACGGGCACATTTACTGCTTTAACCGGAACCACAACAACAGGTACAAACGCAAACTTCACAACAGGTACGTTTTCTACCCGCGTCAGTGGTTTAACCGTAGTTGGCACTACGGGCACA